ATTTTGAACTACCTAGGATTCTTCGGTAGTTGGATTTACGACGGGTAGATAGCACAAAGCCCCGCGAGTGCGAGGCCTTGAGATTCAGATAAGACCACCTAAGGAACACTTACGGCAATCTTATCGAAAAGTATTGCTCATTTGCTCATTGATGTCAACACGTTCTATGCAACTTTTTTAACTTTCTCTACACGTTTGCGATTTTTAAACGCATTTTGCAGAGGTTGATACAACAGATAGATGCTGGCACTTAAAATCTCATCCACTTCACGGCGACATGTACCACGGGAAGGCTTTTTCAACCGCCCCCCAGAGCGAGTCATCATTTTGCGTGGATTTGCGACTCGGTGATAGTAAGATGCAATCGACAGTTTCGAGGCACCGTGAGCGTAGTAACTCAACAAAATACCGTAGGCTTTTTGGTCAATGCACATGACGGAATCAACGACCTGAGAAATCAACATTCCATCATCATCATTGCATATAGGCCTATCGTGTCCCTTGCGGGGTTCTACGCTCACCATGAACTTATAAATCAGGTTCATCTGGCTCTTATCAATCATGTCACTGTAAACCCATGCCCCCCATAAATTTAACCATTGTTCAATCCAGTCTTGTTGCTCTTTGGTGAGCTGTTTTTCCCTAATGCTACTCATCTCACTCTCCCGGCAATACTGTGTGAACCCTGTCGTGACGGGTCGTGAACATGACCGTCATCTGCTCTTTAATCGCCCATCTTTCAGTTCGTACCTGCATATAACCCATATGCCGCTGAACAGCAGCAAATGGACTGCCTGCTTCACGTCGTCGGTATCGGGCTTCTTCTATCGCTGCTTGCAGGTCGGTGAATATCATGCCGCCCGCCTTGTAGTTCCTTGAGCCTATCTTTGTAGTTATCGCGGATCCGCTCATAGTCCTCCCGTTTTCGTTTTGGCAGTGCATGGTGAGACATCAACTGGTCAAAACGTGCCTGACCGATTTTCTCAATCAGTCGAGGTGTGTAATTCTCAATGTTGCCGGACAGATACGAATTACAGTGTTCGCATTGGATGTGACAATTATCCTCATCGAACCGCAATTCAGGGCATGAGCCGACAGTTCGATAATGACCCGCATTCATTTTTGCGCCCGTATTGCGTCCACAGCTAATACAGGGATGACCACAGTCTCTTTCCCGTATGAATGCGTTAAATGCTGCTTGAGCTTGTCTGGCAAAATGTGAGAGGGGTTTTACTGCTAGGCGTCTGGTTTTGAGTTTGTCTCGGGCTTCCACTTCTTTTTGTCGTCGTTCTCGTTCTCGTTTCTGTCTGGCTTTTTCGTATTTTCTGTCTTGCCGTCGCATTCCTAATTCTGCGCCATGTTCCGGGCTACACCACCATACATGGTCATATTTGGGATGGAACCACACCCGACAGATTTCACATTTTCGCCGTACCTGTTTTTTCATTTCCTGCCTTCTCCGTTTCCATCATTTTTCTGACAGCCTCTTTTAACTCTTCTTCGATATCACTTTTACTTCTCAACCGCGGCAATAGAGGACATCCTGCCCCTTCACCGTGTTCCTTGTTGCATAAATAACACCACCATGACCCGCCAGTTATTCGAATCATTACTCTATCCCCCTACATCAACATAAATCCCATCATCAGCATTGCTGCGAACCAAAATCCGAGGAATATAAGGTATTTCACCGCTCTCCCTCCAGTGGTGGCAGGTCTGGAGTTGTCACGCCAAATAATGCAGCCAATTTGCGATAATTTTGTTCTGACTGATATCTGCCTTTACAGCGAACTAATTTTTCTGCCGCTTTAACTATCGCGATGAGTTCCAATACCTGTTCAGGATCGAATGTCGTTACGAAAATTGCGTTACGTTTTTCAACGAATGAGGCTATTCGTTCACCGCTCAAGCTAAGTGGCGCATTTTTATCAACAGCCACTATTGCATTAAATTCAAATGCAGAACGACCCCATGATTTAGGATTAGCTGCATTAGCTATCTGGTCTAATTCGTCAAATTTGTTCACTGTTCCTGCCTCCGCTTGAGTTAAATTCTGTGACCGTAATAATTCAGCGCGTATCGTGTCTCAGTGAGTTTTACACCCTGATATACCGCCCATGCCTGTGAATATTCAATTAAACTGCTCATGCGCTTTATGCCCATTCTGGCGGTGCTCTCTCTTGCCAGTGGCACCAGCTCACCTTCCAGTCCTGCGATTATCTGCCCCTCTTTCCCAGTCGCTTTTGCATGACCGGAGACGAAAATACATTTCCATTCCTGTGTACTCCATGTATCACCAGACCACTCAATATCCTGTTTAGAGACGTCACCACATAACGCATGGAACTTGTCGTTCTGCGGTAGGGTTCGGTTTGAGTCTGAGATAGTGATTTGAATGGGAAATTCGTCGTTGAGTGGGAGTGTTTCGAGCATGGCTTTCAGGTTATCGAGTATTCGCACATTCCGTAGCAGGAATGTTTGCTTATCCATTCCTAACCTCCGTTATTCACCTTCTTGATATCGTTTTCCAGAAATTGCAGTTGTGTTTTAGCACCCCTGAGCCTCACTTTTGTGTTTTTTTCTTCCTTTAGCAAATTGTCACAGGCTGCTCTCAATTCATCCCGCCGTTGGTATAGTTCTTGAATCTCTCGTACCACACACTCGGCTTGACGTGCACTCTCCAGCAAGTGATCAAATGCATCGACATTGCAGCCGCATTGGTCGCATGTGATAACACGATATTGTTCATCGACTGTTATTGCTGGGTGTTGGCAACGGGATTGTTCCGGGGTTTTAGGAGTAACCGAGGTGCTAATGCTGGGTTTGCTATCATCGCCAAATTTGAGGGTGATGATGTTATCTGTCATCGTTATTTGCCCTCTGGTTCCATGCCTGAATTGCTGCGTGTTCATCGGTTCCAGCAGCAACTGACTGGAAACATTTCCAGCACTCAACAAACTGCTGCCTTTTAAAACCTATAATTGCCAGATTATCGTCGCTACCACATTCAGGACACGGTTTGAGTTCGTCTGTCATACCCCCTCCACCAGCTCATCAGGGATGTCCACCTCGTCACCCAACTGTGCAGCCACTACAGCGCGGCAGATGGCGATAGTGGGAGACTCGCCGTCTTCAGTTACACTTTCAAGCTCTTCGAAACTAAATATGTATGCCGACCACTCTTTGCTGACTGAATTAAAATACAATTCAACATGATGCTTCTCAATCAACTCCCCACACTGCGACCAGTCGGTTGAGGGAGTGAAGTTACCTTTGCCGTTACTGAGCAAGTAATAATCGCGATTAGGCGCTTGAACTTCCGTATTATCCTTGTTAGCCGCTCCACCAATTGCCAGACATACAGCCCAGTCCAACGCCCGGCCTGTCAGCTCACTCGTTTTGATTTTCATTCTTCCTCCGGATCATCAATCGTTAAATTATCAAGAGACCATGAATGAAAACCTTTACTCTCGATGTAATCCCCTGCCTTATCCATGTCACTAAATGCTGCTATAGGCTCGAAATCACCTTCAAATCCTGGAATGCATATAATCCATACTTTCATCTCAAAAGTCCTTCTTGTGGGGTTAAAATTCAATGTCTTCTTGATACTTATCAGATTTAACTCGGGTGAAGTCGGCAGGATCTAAACCTCCATGAGAACTGGTGAAGTAATAGCTCCTTTCCGCTCCCGGCGCATGTCGTGATTTAGTGCAAATAATCTCCGTGATCCCTTTCATTTCCGTATTGGGATTATGTTTTTCTTCGCGATGAACCATGAAAATAACATCGGCGACTTGCTCTATAACACCGGACTCACGGAGGTCGGCGTTCACAGGCCGCTTATTAGCTCTTTGCTCCAGATTACGGTTTAACTGAGCCAGTGCAATAATTGGACATTTCAGCTCTTTAGCCAGATTTTTTAAACCCGTGGCTATCTCTCCGACTGACTGGTTCATATTGTCGGGGTTGGTCATTTTCATGATTTGCAGATAGTCAACGATGATCACCCTGAGTCCGCCAACCTGTTTGTGCATTCGTCTGGCTTCTGCACGTATCTCATTAATGCTTAAAGATGATTTATCATTGATATATATCGGAGAATTCTTAACATCATCTAGCGCATGAGCCAGTTTCGCCCACGCCTCATCCATCATTCCCCTTGAGCTATTTTCACCCAACAAATCTTCTTTACGAACACGGGCGTGATGAAATGCTATGCGCTCTGATATCTGCCATGTGGGCATTTCTAGACTGAAAAACATGACTGGTTTTTTATTTTTTAATGCCACTGATTTTGTTATTGCGGTACTGAGCAAGGTTTTACCCGCACCGGGGCGACCACCAATAACAATAAAATCTGTGTTGTTAAATCCCCCGAATGCTTTATCAATGTCAGGCATTCCCAGCTCAGTTTTATGTTTCCAGATATCGCCGTTAATCATTGACTCGATAATCTCCAGCGACTCTTCAACGCCATCCATGATATGAGCCGTTCCGCCATCATTCGCGCTGCCGATATTTGATATCTGGTTCTCAATATCGCCTGCAATGTCCTGAACCGCATGAACTCCGCCGGCAGTGATCCGTGCAATGCCCGTATGCAGAACGGACAGCATTTGCCGGGTCATTGATAATTGCTTAAGCTTATCGACATAGCTAGGTAGCAGGCTGATGCTGGGCACGTTCTTTGCGCATTCAGCGATGTAGGCAAACCCGCCGCAATGACCAGAGTCACCACTTTGCTCAAGCTCACTATTTAGCAGCACAACGTCAAATCGATTGCCTGTTACATTGAGTTTTTTTAGTCCCCTCAGGATCAGCCTGTGAGCAACAGAACTAAAATCATTTTCCGTCAGGGATTCAACCGCACTGATAGCGATATCAGAATAATCATCACCCGCAATCAGAATACTGCCAATGACTGCCCGCTCTGTGTGAATATCAGAAAATTTGTCCATGTTAAGCTCCGTTACGTCGTGCGATGTGTTCCCGTTTTGCCTGTTCGTAAACCTGTGACCAGTTCTCCGGTTTGAGTATCCAGTCCAGTGTTAACCACGGTTTTTCTTCCACCTGGCTGAACAGGGAGGATTGACTGATCAGGTCGAAGCAAGTCGCCATATGCTGAACCTCTCGCCATTTCCCCTTGTTGGTTTTGCCGTTCCATACCGATTCAAGATTTCGATAGGCAGGCCTGCGCTGCGTCCATTCCTGAACCTCAACACTACGGGCAGAAATTTTGCTGTTCCAGAGGGTTATCAGTTCCGAATGAGGGCAGTCAACAGGATTACGATCAATACGTTCTTTCCAACTGATGGCGTCAGACAGGTAGCCATCAAACCGTTTCATGCGACATAAATTTTCAGGCTTGAGCTTCTCGCCATATTTCCATTGCGTGACCGCCCACTCGATTACCAATTTGATTTCATCAACCGTGTAGCATTGACCCTTGCTCTTCACAGTGGATAACGCTTTCAGGAATGGATCTGTTGATTGAAATCGGGAGCGGGTGAGCTGGTTAAAATAATCCAGTATTTCGAGAGCGAGATTTTCTTCCCCCGTGGGGGTAAGGGGGATCTTTTCTTTATTATCTTTAATAGTATCTTTTGTGTTTAGCTGATTCGGCTTATCTTCTTTAGCTGTTTTAGCTAACCTTTTATTAGCTGATTTAGCTAATGGTTTGCTGTTTTGGCTAACCTCCATAATCCACTCAGATGTTTCTATGTTTATCCCTATCATATTACCTTGTTTAACAAGGATTTTTCTTTGTAAAAGTTCATTAATCTCCGTGCTAACGTGAGTGTGGTGCAGGCTAATCATTGCTGCTATCTGAGTATTAGTTACCCGGTCAAATCGTTTATGCCAACCGAATGTTTTGTCAATGATGGCATCCATGATCCGATACTGCCTGTTTGTGATACCCCTGTTGCTGTGAAGCATCATCATTTGCTTCACGGGTCGAGGTGTTTTAATGAACTCAATATCATCATTCACATTTCCCTCTTTTATTTTTGTTATCGGCTGACGGTAATCAGCCATTCTTGCAACGTTACTCATGGCGTTTCCCTCCAGTCAGTTCTTCGCGATGCTCCAGTCGCAATTTGGCATCCTCCAGAGCATCACGCAGTTTTTCACATCCCTGTTCGGTGACTAAACGAGCTTCCCGTTCGCGCGTGAGATTTTTATGCACTGCGCTGTGATTAAATTTCGTTTTCATGTATAATTAACCTCGTAGAAATGGTGTTTTGAGAGGGACTTGCATACTTCCTCTCAGTCATTAAATTGATAGTTCGAATTGCATTTCAGAAGCCTCGTTGGTCGCACCCTTCGAGGTTTTTCTTTTTGGGTATCTGATATACTCAAGTGCTTCTATTAATGCCTTCGCATCCTCCCGATTTATCACTACGTTTGTGTCTGGCGCGTCATATTCAATGGCAACCAAAACGCGAGCCATTTTCGCAATGAAGCTAATGTCATCCAGTTTTTGCGGACGCTGCCAGCGCGTGATTTGTGATTCATGAAAATCAATTATCCTGGCTACGTTCCGTGAACCTGTCAGCGCGATCTTGTTAAGCAATTCACTTTCCTTATCTCTGAATAATTTGCGGTAACTTGCGTGTTTCATTCGTAAAATGTCCTAAAGTTAAATTTGGTTAATGTTTGTTTAATAAATAAACGATAGATATCGTCTATCCTGAGATAGATGATGGTGAGTTGCCCTAACACGTATTCAGGGCGGTTACTGATCAAGATGTTAAAGAGCGATATAGGTATTTCTGTATTTATCTCACTGGGAATAAGTGCGGAAGGTCAGGCCGAATTTCATGAGCCTTAACTTTCCCTCCTGTAGCACTTACGATCTGGCTAACATATTCAGGAGAAACCTTTGATTTGTTATGTAGCCACTTATAGACCGCTTGTTGCGTTATGCCGCACGCCAGACCTAACTTTTTCTGCGACCCAACGACATCAATAGCGGTTTTAATTATATGGTTCATGAAAACCTCCGTTGTTATGTACAGATAATATAAAACTATAGTTGTTATTTGACAACAACTAAATTCGTTTGAAAAAACACAACCCAAGTTGTATTTTGCATATATGAAAACGACACTGGCAGAAAGATTAAAAAAAGCACGCAAACAGGCGGGCCTATCGCAAAAGGCGTTAGGAGAGTGTGTAGGCGTTACTCAAGCCTCCATCCAAAAATTGGAAGGAGGACGTGCTTCAAGCTCAACAAAACTGATTGATATAGCTAAGACTCTTGGCGTTAGCCCTGAATGGCTTTCTGGTACTGGAGAAGACTCTCGTGCCACTTTAGGAAGCCGAGCGAGTTCTTCCATAGAAAATGAAATCAAACGTGATTCCCAATACTACAAAGTTGAAGTATTTGATGTGCAAGCAAGTGCGGGAAAAGGCGTTATAGTTCGAGATGAATTTATTGAAACTATTTTTTCTATTGAATACACAAGTGGAGAAGCGAAATCACTGTTTGGGGGTAGGCCAGCAAATCACATAAAAATGATTGCGGTTAATGGTGACTCAATGTCTGGTACATTTGAGACTAAAGATCAAATATTTGTTGATATTTCAGTAAATTATTTTGATGGGGATGGCATATATATTTTTGTTCTTGGTAATCAACTATATATAAAGAGATTGCAGCTACAGTATAAAAAAATGGCGATTATTTCAGATAACAAAAAATATGAAACTTGGTACTTGGATGAGAACGAAGTCAGCGAGATTTTTATTCAAGGAAAAGTTTTAGTTAGTCAATCACACGCATACAAATTTCACGGTTAACACTGGGCCGCACCTCGCGGCCTCCTGCCAGAATCTCACCAGGCCCTCCCGCGAGGGCTTTTTTGTGCCTGCCTGTTTTCTTCCTTTGGTCGATTAGTGACCGCAATCACACACCAGAAAAAACATCCAAAAAAATTCCTTTTAAAAACAACCATAACAGCATTAAAACACCCAAAATAAAAAATAAATACAACCATAGTTGTTGACAGCAAAACAACTATAGTTTTAAATGAGCATATCCAAGGCACACAGCCAAAGATAAATGCAGTACCGCTCTTTAACAAAATGGGAAGTACCCAGCTCTGAATAAGTGTTAGAGCAATCCACTGAGTAGGTTTCTGTGTGGCAGACCACAGCAAAAACTTACTTAGAGGAGGTAAACATGGTAAACGCAAATCATCCAGTTCTCGCTCTTAAGGGAACGGATAGCAAAGGGAAAGGCTCAGTGCCGATTAAGGTAAAGCCTACGACCAAAAAAGCAGCTCCACCCAAAAAAGACAATGCAAGGTCACGCCGTTTAGCAAAGCAAATGGTGTTTTGGGATAGCAAACGGGCTGAACATGAAGCCAAACCAAAAAGCCGCTCAGTGGATAGAATTGTAGATTCGGTTGTCAGGGTCGTTGATGAAAATCATATTTACGCCCGTCTTATTGTAGAACTCAAGAAAGACATGCATTCCGACAACAACGGCGGATCTTGCTGCATGAGTGACGTAGCTCTTTACTCAACTAAGCAAAGAGCTAGCAATCGGATACTGGAATCAGGCGGGGTTACGGCGAGGGGTTAGCCGCTATTCAGTGGCTAACCATGCATATTACCTAAAAGATCTAACCCCAAACCCCACAAGAAGGACTGAGATGAAACTCACCGAATTACAAAAACAAATTCACCAGCAAAATGTTGAAGCCGGTTGGTGGGATAAACCCCGTGAGCGCGGGACATTACTCTGTTTAATTCACTCTGAAATCAGTGAAGCAATGGAGGGAGAACGTAAAAACCTGATGGATGACCATCTACCGCATCGTCCTATGGCAGAAGCAGAATTAGCTGATGCTGTCATCCGTATTTTGGATTATGCAGAGGCATTTGGGTATGACATCGAGGGCGCGATTGCTGAAAAGCTGGAATACAACAGGCATCGGGCAGACCATAAACGAGAAAACCGCGCCAAATCTGGCGGTAAGGCATTTTAATGAAAACCACTACCGCCTGAGGTGGTTAAACATGCAGGCATCGTCAATCAACAACAGTAACAGCGAGAGGTTAGGAATATGAGACCGGGATTCCGCGTGGTAGCTGGAAGCAGCAAAAATCCAGAAGAAATCAAAGCTGAGTTTGACTGGATGTGTGATGCCGAAGATTTCATTATTGAAAACAAGCTGGATTTATATCAGGAGTTACGAATTGAAGCATTCGTAAATCACAGTAACAGCTAGCTCTTTACTCAACTAAGCAAAGAGCTAGCAATCGGATACTGGAGTCAGGCGGCGTTACGGCGAGGGGTTAGAATGTACTTTTTGCCAATTCAGAGAGAACTTGTGTTACGGAACCTGCGTTAGCGAATAAAGTATCAACGCACTTACCCACAACAGATTCGGCACCCTTTTCTTTCACCAATTGCAAAAGGGTTTTCTTTTCTGACTCAGGCAAATTAGCAGACAGGATAATTGTTTCAATCTGCTCAAGGGTATTTTGGTGAATCTTGATAGTTACCGTGTTGATTTTATTTCCGATAGTGTCCATGTTGGCATAGTCAACACCCGCAGCAGTTAATGCCATCTTGTTAAGATTAAATGAATAAGGCTCATCATCGGTAGTGCCAATCTCAACCGCACCTAATTGAACTAATCCAATAGATTGCAGGTAACTCAGATCTTTCGCTAATTTTTCCTCACCAAGTTCATTAATAAGAGACTGAAATTTTTCAGTGCTTATCGGACTCATTAAATACTCTCTGTCATTCATTGTGCGGATAATCATATCTTGCCTCTCTGATGGCGTAGTCATTATTTGTCCTTTTTGTTTGCTGGGGAGATTGAATTATAACCGATTTTGTTGCTGGGGAGTAGCAGAACCACCTCGCCTGATGTGGTTAAAAGCAGGCACATCAAATCAACAACAGTAACAGCGAGAGTTTAAACAACAGGAGATAGACATGAAATTTGAAGAATTACCAGAAATAGCAAAAGTGGCAGCTATTGAAGTGTATAAAGAAATCGCCATCCGTGAATCATGTTTAGCTAGCAATGAATATAAAGCAGAACA